GAAAGAAGGGAATGATCTTTACCAAACACACTCGTTGCGGGTAACGGTAAGTGGTACGCATGGTCAGGTTGTAAAACCCCTTCTTCGTCCGCTAGCATTACGGCAATGCGTTGCTGGAATCTACACGCCCTAGTCCCGTTCTGTCCCGAACCCTTAATGTTTTGAGGGCAGTTAAAACACGTATTAGACTGACGATGTTTTTCTAAAACTGCTGTAGATGAAACACCTGAGTTCGCATCTGAAGACCAGCAAGTAGGTGTTTTAGTTTCACCTTCTACATACTCTTGTTCGTAATAGATGCGCGATACCGGAGCGGCTTTTACTATAACTACTTTGAGTGGTCCGCTACCTAGCTCTTCTACTACCTCACCTACTACACGAAATACGCCGTCGCGTATACTCAAACGTAATCTTGTAGCTTCTTCTGTCTCTTCTACCTCTTCAACAAAGTTTGTATCTACCACAGGTTTAGCAACTTTAGGTTGCAACTCATCTAGCAAACTGTCAAAAGGATCGGTCATACATCCTTACCTTCTTCAAAGGGTAGGTCTAACTGCTCTGTTATTTGATCGGTCTCCATGTCGGGGCTGTCTTGTTTGAGCGCCTCGACCACAGCAGGGACATTAAATCGGTAGGTGTACCCTACTTTTATGTAAGTAGTTTTAGGTATGAACCCTTTGTTAACCCATTGTCGGATGGTGCTTACCTTTACAGAAAGGTGTTCTGCAACCTCTTCAACAGGGACATAACTATCAAAATCACTCATTTCTTCCTCCGTACTGTGATGGTATATTCACTATCTGCGTTGAGTCCGGGCGGTAAAGCTTCCGGGTTTTCTTCAAGAAACTGCTTCATGTTCCCTTGGTGTATTCGTTTCTCAAGCAAGTCTACTGCTTCATGCTTAATCACGAAGTTGTTAAACGCTTCCCAATCACCTGTCCAGAATCTTGTTTTCTGAGAGCGCCAGAAAGTTCCAGAAGAAGTCTTTACTGACTCCACTCCATTATCCTTACAATGCTCCAGAAATTGACCCTTTATGATGTCGAGTCGTCGGTTTATCTCTTGTTCTTTCTCTGCAAAGGCCGCAGCTAGTTCAGATTTCTTATCGCGAAGCTTGATATAAGCTGTAACGTAGTCGTCAAGTGTGCTCACAACAGTGCCTGTCATGGTTTAGTATCCCCTACTTTTATGAAGTTTCTTATAATATAGTGTAGTTTGATCTATAATTCAAGTACATCTTCATATAAATCTATCATTTTCGTGTGTACGTTTATTCGCTCGTCTAACATCTTATATATCCGTTTCTCGACAGGTGGGCCTTGAAGTTGTACCACGGTACAGGGGTGTTTTTGTCCAGAGCGGTGGACTCGTGCGTTGGCTTGAGCGTAGGTTTCTAAAGAAGCCGTTGGCCCCCACCAGACAATGGTGTTAGCCGCCGTTAGTGTAACTCCATGCGCCGCCGCTTGTGGCTGGATAATAAGTACACGAGGGGAGTCGGTCGTTTGGAACGCTTTGAATATCTGCGTCCTTTTGTTTGCACTCACCCCTCCTGAAATTACATCGTTAGTGATCCCATCTTTAGACAACTTATCTTTGAGAAGTTCAATGACATGTTTAAACGGGACAAAGATCAGGACTTTCTGGCTGGACTCATTAATAACTTCTTTGAGTACCTTGTATCGGTTCTTTATATCAAACTCAATGGTCTCTCCACTATCCGTATAGACCGCGCCACATGAAATCTGTAAGAGTTTATTCATGTTTACTGCCGCATTAGCCGCTGTAATCTGCTCTCCGTCCGCAGTAGCCATCATCTGTTTACGTAAGATGTCATAGTATTTCTTCTGCTGGGCGGTTAGTTCTACCTCACGTTTAACGTAAGTCATTTCAGGTAGATCAAGACATTGCTCTTTGGTGAAACGTATTGCAGGTTGAAGCGCATTAAATACTGTCTCTGTAGCGTGGGGTTTAGGAACCCATTTAAACTGAGTAATCTTGTGCATTACCATTTCACGGAAAGCCCCAAAGAATCTGGGGACTGAACTAGGATTAACAAGTTTAGCTAATCCATAAGCATCAACAGGGGATTGTGCGGCGGGTGTACCCGTCATCATCCACAGCCAAGTGTCTGGTTTTAAGATGCTAGCCAGTACCTTCCATCGTTTGGATTGTGCGTTCTTATAATGGGTAGCTTCGTCTACGATGATTAGGTCAAAACCACCGTTAGCTATGTCGTCCTTTACTATCTCCACCCCATCATAGTTAATGATTATATACTCTGCGTCACCGTTAATAATCTCTTGGCGTTTTTTCTTAGCCCCATGTGCGATGTCCACTGTACGGTGCATAGCAAAGTTAAATAAGTCGGCTCTCCAAGCGGAGTCCATAATAGAGAGTGGGCATATTATCAAAACACGTTTGATTAACTTTCGTTGCATCAAGAAGTCAGAAGCCCAGATAGCACTCGCCGTCTTGCCAGTCCCTTGTTCGTTAAAACAAAACGCTTTGCGGTTCATTGTAAGAAAAGAAGCTGTAGTCTTTTGATGCTCAAACGGTTTGTACCGTCCAGACCACTTGTACTGCCCCAAAATAGGGGAGGGTACGTCTTTTACGTTTAAGTTCTTTAGTACTCTCGCTTCATCTACACCCCACTTAACAAGCACATCAGTGTTGCTAACTTGTTTACTGGATGGGATAGCGGTTGTTATTTTGCCGGGATTACGAACCCGCAGAAGCAAGCCTCTGTTGTCTACTATTTGCATATCTACTTCTTTTTCTTATAGTTTCTGGAACGGTTTTTACTACGGCTTTCTATCTTTATACCGTCTTTATTGCTACCGCCTTTACTCAGGGCTTTCTTGTGACTGACATCTTTACCTTCCCGTTTGTCAGCCTTCCCGTTTTTATTCTTGTCTACACCTTCTTTATCTATCTTTCTTCTAGCACGTTGTCGTTCCATTCGCGCTTCAAACTCTTTACTTCCTTTTGGTTTGTTAACTTGTTTCTTTCTATCTTTCGGATTTTTGTACGGCATAGTTACCTCTTTCCGTTATGCGGACATTCAATCACCACGCACCATGCACGGCAAAGTCCTGTTGGATGAGCGTTCCAAGTATCTACCTCAAACGCTTTCTCTAGCTTGCCATACTCGGTAAGCCATTTTTCCCAGAGTTTCGGTTCATTCTCTATTGTGTATGTCTCTTTAATAAATGCGTTGCAAACAACAAAAAGCAACCCACCTTTCACTACTTTTATTTCTGGAAAGTGCTTAAACGTAGCTAACGCCATTAGTTCTAGCTGTCCTTTATCGGCATACTTAGCTGACTTGCCGGTTTTATAGTCAATAACTTTAGCTACACCTGTTTCTCTATTGATTATAGTAAGGTCTGACACCCCTCTAAACCACACGTCTTTGTCAAAGAAACCGCAAGGTTCGAGGTTCTCAGTCAGCCCCATCTTGTATTCGCAAAGCTTCTCACCTTCCATATCTTTAAGCTTGTCTAGCGTAGGTTCTGCATAGGCAAACCTTGGGTCTAGTTCTTCAACATCTCCACGCACGTACTGTTCTGCCGCTTCGTGAAACTCGTTACCGTACAATATCGCTTTGGTATTAAAATCCTCTTCATAGTCTTTGGTTACTTTAGTGTGGTAATACTTTTTAGGGCATTGATCGAATGTTTTTATGCTGCTAAAGGACCATGCGGGTTTACCCATGTTTTACACTCTCCATAATTTTTCCCTACGTCCACGTCGCCACGCACTGGAAGTCCCTTCGCCCAGTCCGGTGTATAACGCATACATGAATCAACGTAAGCCGCCGCCTCGTCAACTTCATCGTCTGGAACACAGCATATCACAGAGTCGTGTACAGTAAGCAAGATAGGATACCTTTTTGAAATCATTAACATTTGATCTGACATAACGCATCTAGCGATCGCTTGACAGACATTCTCTATCACCTTACCACCATAGATATTGACTCGGCCTCGTCGAGTCTTATATGAATAACTTGGTCTCGCCTGTACTTCTGCGTCTGCTTTTGATTTTGGTTTATCGGTCTTAAGGTCTTCATAGCGCATGATTAGTTTAGACGGAAGCTGTATACCATTTACTTCTGGCAGTACTGATAGCACTCCTTTAAGCCCTAGTGCATATTTATGTTTCTGTAGCATACCCACTAAAACAGTTTGAGCCGCCCTCCACAACTTCGTAATCTTGTTATTAGTATTCCTGTACACGTTGATAATACGTTCACACTCTTCCGCTTCAACCTCTACCCCCATACCTAAAAGCTGTTCTCGGAACCGCACCGAACCCATCCCGTACCCTGCACCTAGGATCGTAGTTTTGCCAATAAAACGTTCAGCCGCATCAACGTCCTCTACTTTCTTGTTGTATATACTGGCCGCCATCTTTTTGTAGACATCTTCATCTTTCTCAAAGGCTTCAACTAAGTCCTTTTGTTCTGCTAACCAAGCCAGTACGCGGGCTTCTATTTGTGCAGAGTCCGCTTCAATCAACGTGTACCCAGTAGGGGCGCAAATACACGATTTCAATACCTTGGCATTTGGTCCTCTTGATGGTAGGTTTTGTAGGTTTACCTTGTCCAAACCGCCCCACCGTCCTGTATGCGCGGCGTAGTACCGAATAGGGACGGGCAATGTACCGCCTAATCCAATGTCTATGAACCTCTCTGTACGTGTTTCTTCTAGTGTGCTCTTTAATCCTATACGTGCGGCTACTAGGGCTTGCACTCGTGGGTCGTCATGTTGTTGCAATGCCTTAAACGCTTCATCATTCTTAGCAAAAGCAAAAGTTTTCTCGCCTGTACGTAAACTAGTTTTCTTAGGGGGCTTAACACCTAGCTCCTCAAGTGCTAACGCAAACTTAGGGTTAGACATAAGTTCTGCTTTCCCGATCCCACAGTCCTCTAGCAACTTTTCTTTCTGCTCTTGTAATGTGTCTAAATGATCTTCTAACTTAGCAACATTTAACTTTAGCTTAGGTTCCACAAACATGCGTAGCGTCATGTCGATAACTTTAAGTTCTTTCTTTGGGAACACTTTCATAAGTATCCCAAACAGTTTATAGGTAAGTTCAACGTCTTGTATGCAGTAGTCCCCATACTTAGACAAACCTTCTTCCGTAAAATCCTTACGTCGTATGCCAAGTGCGTTAACAACTTCGTCGCCCTTCTCCCCGATCCCATACATTTCGGACAGATGTTTTAGTGAGCCGCCCACTTCCACCCCATGCAAGCCACGCGCCATACACAGTGTATCAAGCAGTAACTTAGGGTGAATATCAAAGATCCAACTAAGAATAGCCCCATCAAACATGGTGTTGTGAGCCAGTAAAGCACTGTTCTCCCAGTCATAGTTCTCGTGTAAATACCGTTTGATGTCATCGTGTTCTCCGCTTAACCAAACTGTTTCTTCGTTGTTTAGTTTTACACCCAGACCAATCACTTCAAAGTCAGGTCTACGTATGTACTGCTCAGTCGTTAACTTACTTAGGGAAAACTTCTTGTCGTAGTAGGTCTCAAAGTCTACGGTTATTATGTTCATATGCGTCCTTAGTAACAAACCATCTCAGTTATCCAATCCCCGTTTCGATACACTAATTCCTCTCGACAGATAGTATTCCCAATTGGTGGTAAGTAAGGTGAAGAGATTGGTGGGATTGTTGGTGTCTGTATTGGTGGGGTAGAAATGTTAGGTAGACCGGGTAAGTCTATGGGTGAATCACAAACTTGTTTCTGTATTGCAGGGGTATTAGGATTGTAGTCGTGGTCTACCCATAAAGACTGACACTCAGCCACACTTACATGTGAAAACAAATATAATGTAACTGCGATTAATAGTTTCATAGTAAACCCCTCTGGACTAACAACATTCGATTAGATTCGTGAGCTTTAGCAATCTCCGTTTTGTTCTGCCCCGTGTACGGCACGGCTAGTTGGTTAGTTACAAGTTCATGGCATAACCACTTGTCGCCTACTTGGAAGTCGCCCAAGTACCGACCAAACTTACCTTTTTGTTTAGTTCTTAAGGTAGCTGTCGTTCCGACTTTGAGGAAGTCTTGTACAAACTTTTTTGCGAGAAGTCCATGTGCTTTTGTTTCCACAGTTCCTCCGCGAGATTCGGGAGCGTCAATGCCAAACAAACGAATCCGACCATTGTTCCCACGTACCCAACAACCAAAACCCAAATCAACATCGACATCTACAGTATCTCCATCAATTACACGCACTACCGTACAGTTAAACACATATGGATCACTCATCCTCAATCTCCTTGTGGTCTGTTCTGGTATGAGAGCATATAAGACACACATCGAAAGCATCGTAGTAAGGTTT